TTTCATAATTCTTTCTCCTTGATTCTCCTATAACACAATAATTCTTTCTTGTCAAGCTTGCGGCTTGACGCTTGCAGCTTGACGCTTGTTGCTTGTAGCCGTTCGCTTCTAACCAGCGCCAGTGATTTATTAAAATCACTGGGTTGGAAATTCTTCTAGTCATGATTTAATATCTTTTAATATTTGATCATGATCCATTGCTGGAACACTATTGTGTCCTTCTGTTCCGCCAACATCTGGGCGTGCGTTGTGTATCTTACACACAGCCGCCAGGACTTCTAGTGCATCGCTATAGTTAAGGCGCTGCACCAGCTTTTTAACTTCATCTTTAGTTTTTTGAACTATTGGATTTGGTTTTATTTTATCTGCATCAATCGTTATCATAATTATTCCTTTCTAAATTCATCCTATCATATCCTGGACCAGCTGTCAAGCTTGAAGCTTGACGCTTGACCAGTTGTCGTGCAACACCCTCTTCTCAATTACAGCTTCTACATATCGAGGATGCCTGTAATAACAACTGATCCCAGGTAGCCGGCCACTGTCTAGCGCTAGAACAACTGGCTACCAGGGATCAGCAGGGGGACACGCGTGCCCCTTGCCACTGATCCCAGATCCATTAGGCAGTCGACTTTGTTTAAACACAAGTTACCCAATGGATCAGGGATCAGTCCTCTGGATTACAAAGACGGCTCAAAGCGAGCGGTGTGATGCAACCCGAGGTTGACCCGCTAGTTTGAGTTTATAACGCCGTAAACTAGCAAAAGGGCGTAGGTAAGATTAGTTAAATCTTAAATCCAATATAATACTTGACAATCCTATTGTCAAGTGCTAATTTCAAATCATGCAAAATAAAACAGAAAGAGGAAATATGACTACAAAAAAGATAACACTTAACTCTGAAAAGAGAAAAGTTATTGCAGATCAATTTCAATCTTTTTACGAAGATAAAGTAAAAGATAAATTGGTACAAGCAAAAGAACAATACGACTTGATTAGAGAAAAAGCAAAAGAGCAGATTGAAAAAGTTGTAAGGTTTCATCAACCACAAGAAGATGTTGATACAATTAGAAGAATGGCTGATAAATATGGGTCAAGTGGTGGGGAATTATACCATGATAATTGTTTTAATATTCAACACCCAATTACTGAAGTTGATGATAGAGGTAGAGAAGATACTAACTGTCAAGAAATCAATGTTAGATTTGATATGGGTAGAAAGTTTGCAAGAGCATATTATCGTGATGAGATGAGAGCAAAGGGTTTAAATCCTGACTTTCATTTATCAATTCAAGATGACTACTCAAAAAGAAATCCAAAGTATTACAATGATGAAAGTGCGTGTAATAAATTTTTAGGTTTTGAAAATTCATCTAACGAGGATAAATCTATAATTAAACCTAAAGCAAAATGGGATAAGGATTTTAAACTTTGGGTAATTGGAACATCTTATTGTCATTCAAGACAATTCAATGTTGATGAGAATACTCATGAATTTTTTAAGATGTATCGTGCTAGTGCTGACAATGTAATTAAAGAACATGAACAAATGTATAATTATGTTGAGGGCAAAATGAAAACTTTAAGATTAGGGTTAAAATCTTATAGAACATTTGACCAAGCAAAAGCACTCGCTGATAAAGTTGGAGTTGTTTTAAATGAAAGTATGTTGAATGAAAGTAGTTCAATGGCACTTTCTATTTATAGCCCAGAAAATCTGGCTAGTCTTTTGGAAGATAAAGAGGTCTTAACAAGAGAACAGAAAATTGCGTTTGCAAGACAACAAATGCAACAATCTGTAAATTAACATTTGACAATTATGGGGTTATCTTGTAGGATAATCCCATAACAGAAAGAGAGAAATATGACTAAAACATTTTACATAACTTATTGGGCTAGTAAGCATAAGAAACATATTACTAGACTTGGTAAGCACGACGAAAAAAGCAGATATGGTACATCAAAAAAAGGTGTGCCTTACTATGTGTACTACGATTTAGATAGTCATGGTTATAGGACTGCGACTACAAGTTGGAAAGTGAGGCACTAATGAGTGATCACACGTGGTGTCATGGTCCGAATTGCCATACAAATAAAACACAAGATAGAATAAGAGGTGTCAAAGGCTCAAAGGTTTTGAGGACCAGAAAGATTCCTCAAAACCAATGGAACAAAGATTCTGTTTGGTCTGTGTTCTGTAGTCAGGGTTGCTATACTGATTTCTTTTATAAGTATTGGCGAGAGGTCATTGCAATAGCGCCAAGACTAGAGGCGCTCGAAACACCGATCGAGGACCCTGTAAGAAAACAGAATGATTATGGTTGGTTTCATACAGAAATAAAGGCTGTTGACAATGCTTGACTTATCCTATATTATCCAAGATATGACAGAAAGAAATATAAAAAGAACGAACCCTTTTTCTGGTAAGTCTGAAATGTTAACCGAGCAAGAGGCAAAGTTATACGATCAGATAAAACTAGACGAGCAACTAGAGAATTATACTCTAGTACAAAAAGGTTTATCTATGTTTAGTAGATTAAATGCTAAAGCATATATGACATTACTAGACTAACTCTCTTACCCATGGCGGGTTAACACAGACAACCGCCATGGGTCCCAAACCAAATCCAAACATCATTAATTGCTTCGACCCTATCCCCCCTTTTGTGTAAAAGGGGTCCCACTACTCTAGGTTGTATAGCTTGATTTACAGAGTTTTAGCTGGTAAAAACATGTTGAACATCTTAAATGTGATGCAAAAAATTTTTTAAAAAATTTTAAATGAATTTGAATAATATAGATATAAGTAAACTACCTGCAGACGTACGTAGGAAATATAAACAGCTGCAAGTAATGCACGCTGAAAAAAAGATACAGAACAAAGCTAAGGATGACTTTCTTTCCTTTGTCAAATGTATGTGGCCCGATTTTATTGAAGGCTCCCACCATAGACACATAGCAGATAAATTTAATAAACTTGCAACAGGAGAAATTACTAGACTTATTGTAAACATGCCACCAAGGCACACGAAGTCAGAGTTTGCATCTTATCTCCTACCAGCGTGGATGGTGGGCCGTGAGCCAAGGTTAAAGATCATTCAGGCAACACACACAGGAGAACTCGCAGTAAGGTTTGGACGTAAAGCCAAGAACCTAATCGACAGTGAGGATTATTCTAAAATTTTTAAAACAACACTACAAGAAGATAGCAAAGCCGCTGGTAGGTGGGAAACGGCACAAGGCGGAGAATACTTTGCAGCTGGAGTAGGCGGTGCAATCACTGGCCGGGGTGCCGACCTATTAATAATCGATGATCCACATTCAGAGCAAGATGCACTATCACCTACAGCTTTAGAGTCAGCTTATGAGTGGTACACGTCAGGTCCTCGTCAGCGTTTACAACCTGGCGGTAAAATTATTTTAGTTATGACTAGATGGAGTAATAAAGATTTGACAGGTAAGTTGATACAGAATCAAAAAGAAGCGAAAGCTGATCAGTGGCACGTGGTCGAGTTTCCGGCAATCATGGACCACGGATCAAGTAAAGCTAAACCTGTTTGGCCAGAGTATTGGAAGTTAGATGAGTTAGAGAAGGTTCAAGCAACACTGCCCACGGGCAAATGGAATGCACAGTGGATGCAGAATCCAACAGCAGAAGAAGGAGCTATTCTAAAACGAGAGTGGTGGCGAACTTACAAGGGAGAAAACATTCCACAATTAGATCATGTTATACAATCTTATGATACCGCATTTTTAAAAAAAGAAACTGCGGATTACTCAGCTATTACCACATGGGGAGTATTTTATCCTGATGAAGACTCAGGTGCTAATTTAATTTTATTAGATGCAATCAAAGGCAGGTACGAGTTTCCAGAACTAAGGCGTCTTGCATTAGATCAATATAAGTATTGGATGCCTGAGACAGTGATTATTGAGGCTAAAGCATCTGGTTTACCACTAACATACGAGCTTAGACAGATGGATATACCGGTTGTCAACTTCACACCTTCAAAAGGAAATGATAAGCATGCACGTGTAAATGCGGTTGCACCTTTGTTCGAATCTGGTATGATATGGGCGCCTGAGCAGAAATTCGCAGATGACGTCATTGAAGAGTGCGCTGCGTTTCCTTATGGTGATCATGATGACTTGGTTGATAGTACAACACAAGCAATCATGCGATTCAGACAGGGAGGTCTGATCGGACACCCTGAAGATTATATCGACGAAAAAGTCGATCAACGTAAAAGGAATTATTACTAATGGCAACATCAGTTATCAGAAACTTTATAGCAAAAGCACTTTTTAAAAAAAAGGGAGCTATCGCTAATAGCAAAGCAGTAGATTTTTCTGCCAATGCTTTAGAGCAAAGATTAAAAAATATAGGTGTTGATCCAAATGCGATCACAAGTGAAAACGAATTAAATCAAATATTATCTTATGTTAAACAAGCAGAAGACCAAGCTTTTAATCAAAGCTTTGGTAATATGTTAGGGGGTAGTAAGTTTGATCGAAAAGGTGAAGTCTTTGATATGACCGGTAAAAAACTTGACTCAAGCAGAGGTACTATAGGTGGCACACAAATAGATGAAAATACTTTAAAACAAGGATTAATGAAAACAGATAATCCGTTCTCAGATTTAGTTAAGACAACGGATCAAGGACCTAAGACTCTTGCAGAGCGAGAAGCAGAAGTATTAGCAAGATTAGAAAAAGAAAACAAAGAAGCTGCTCAAAGAATAAGAGATAGAAAAAAATTAGATGATCCAGAAGATATGGCAACAGGTGGACGTGTTGGCCTACTTGCAGGATCTGTTCCTAAGGTTTTTAAATTTTTAAAAAATAAAAAGAAAATTAATGAAGCAGTAAATAATATTTTTCCAACAGGAGATTACAAGTATGATGCACAGCTAGCAGCAGATTCTTTAGTAGAAAACAATCCACAAATATTTGGTGGTAAGTTATATGAAGACTTAGATATTGATACACAGATGGAGGTGTATGGAGCAGTAATTGGTCCAATACAAAACAGTGCGCTTTCAGTATCTAGAATGAAAAAAGCAACTAAACCAGAAAAGACTTTACAATCTATGAAAGAAGGTAAAGGTATTAATATGTCTGATCCAGAAATTGCAGAGGAGTTTTCAAGATTTATGAAAGAGACTGATCCTGAAGGTTATAAAAAATTAGAACAAACTGTAGAGCTTTCTAATTTTAAAACAAAAGATCGTAAAGGAAATGCAGATGGCGGACGGATTGGTTTGAGAAGTGGACTTAGTAAAGCGTTCCTAGAATTTCTAAAAAAATTTAAAGTAAAACAATCCGGTGATGATCTTAAAGACTTTTTATCTAAAAGACAGTTTATGAAAGACATTGTAGGTAATACTGAAAAAAATAGAAAAGCTAGACAATTAGCTGAACTAAAAGAAGCAATGGACGAAACTAGAAAAAATCCTGGTTTTGAATTTCCTAGTGGTGAAGAACTTCGAGTAGATATAGAAAAAGAAATCGCTCCTATCTTGCTTAAAGATCGTAAGTTAAATGCAACAGGTGGACGTGCAGGATATAAGTTTGGTATTGGTCCTTTAATTGAACTTTTAACTAAAGCAAGTAAAACAAGTCCGTTGCAGTTTGGAAAAAATTACATAAAAAATGTTAGAGAAAAAACATTAAAAGCAAATGAGACAGGTAAGTTTATGGACCTGCCTCTTGCAGAAGTTGGTATTCCTGCAACGAGTGGTGCTTTTATAACCCAACAGCTTAAAAAAAAATTAAGATCTATGAACGAAGATCAGAAAGAAATTAATTTTGAAAATTTTAAAAAAGAATTAGAAAATGATAAATTATATAAAAAATATCCTGACTTAAAAGATAAAGTAATAGAACGTTATGTTGAAATGGAGTTTGGTGAAAAGAGAGCAGACGGTGGACGTATTGGTTATAAAGATGGTACACCAGATGAAAAAAGTTTATTGGACTTTATTGATGTCCAAGCTTCAGGATTCAAGACTGGTAAAAACCAAATCGAAGGTGCACCAGACGGTATTACAATTGATAGTGAATCAATTAACGCTATTATAAAAGCAGATATACCTATCTCACAAAAAATAGATCTTCTTGCAGATTATCAATATGGTAAAGGTAGAAATAGAATTGAAAACAAAGATCAAGAAATATATATGGATGAAGGTGGTTACAAAAACAGAAATGTTGGATTAGGTTTTAATCAAGATGGCGAAGGGTTTAGTGGCACTGTTATGCGTAATCTTGAAACAGGTGACGATGATTTTAAAATTAGATTTAAAAAATCTTTTGCTAATGGCGGACGTATTGGTTTGAAAGCAGGTATGACTAAGCGTGCATTCTTAAAACTTATGGGTAGTATTGGTGCAACAGTAGGTGCAGCGAAATCTGGAATATTTACTGGACTTGGTAAAGGAGCCGGTAAAAAAGTTGCAAAAGAAGTGGTACAGCAAACTACATCAAGCATGCCTCCTCCATATTTCTTTGAGCTTGCAAATAAAATTAAAACCCTTGGTAAGCCTGATAAAGTTACATATGCAGACAGGGTAGAAATACATAGATACACAGGTAAGAATGGTGACGAGTATGAGTTGATCGAAGATTTAAATACTGGAGATATGAAAATTCAAAAAGATAAAATGGGAGTTGGAAGTTCTGGTGACAAAACTTTTGACACTATAGATGATAGAACTGAAATGGTCTTTAAAAAAGGTCAGGCTGATGAAACTACAAAAAGCAAACCAGCTGATGAATATGAAGAATACAAAGTAGAATTTGATTCAGATGGTACAGCAGCGGATGCTACTGAGTTAGATGCAGCAGTACAAAAAGAAATTATAGAAGAAGCAACAGGTGAAGCACCATCAATTAAAAAAGCAAGTGGTGGTATCGCTAGAATGTTAGGGGAATAATGAACCCATATAAATTAAGAGAGATATATAAATATCTAACACGAGCTAAGAAAATACAACCAGATCTTCCTGATGTCTTTCCTGCAAGCAAAGCACCCATCCCAGCTAAAAAACAAAACGTTGAAGAGATAGAAGCTATTAATAGATTTAACAGAGCTAACCCAAGAACAGAAAAAGCAGGTGGTGGTATGTTAGTACAACCTAGTGTTGATGGATCACGGCCCGGGTATAGAGGATCTGGAGATAGAGAGTATTTAGATCAACTAGTAGAAGAAGCTAATAAAGGTTTTAAATTTGTTAAAAGAAAAGAATTACAAGCTAAAGCAGGATATAGTGCAAATACTAATTTATCTACTAATTTAGATACTTTAGAAATTAAATTTAAAAAAGCATTCGATTATGTAATGAACAATCCAGATAAACCTGTTGTTGATATGTTTGATCCAATGAAACAAGTTCAAAAATTAGTGGGAAGTAATGATGCAGTTGGTAGATATTTAAAAGGTTATGAACCATATGAATCAAGAAAACTTTTAATTAAAACTTTAGCAGCACCAAATTCTAAATCTTTTCTTCGTAAGGCAGAAGGTTTAACACTAGGTGATCTAGAATTTAGAATAGATAATAATATTAAAGGTGATGTATTATTTGCTCCACCCAAACAAGTAAGTGCTGAAACTAAGATAATGGATATTGTTGATAGACATATTAAACAAGGTGGAACTAAAATTGAATGGGTTACTAAACCAGAAATAACAAAAGGCGGTTATCCTAGTTATGCAGATGCTGTATTTAAATATAAAGGAAAAAATTATGATTTAGGTAGATTAATTAATGAAGCTAAAAATGACCCTAACTTTAAAGAATTTTTTGAAGCTCAAAGACAATATAAAACGTTAAATGATAAAATTGTAACTCATCCTAAAACAGGTAAAAAAATTAGATTTGGTAATTTAATGAAAGAAGTTTATGGTAACACAGGATCATCAACACCCTATAATGTCGATCATGCTAAATCAATATTAGATGAACCTTTTACTAGTCTAAGAGTTTTACCAGCAAGAATAAATAAAGCTGCAGGAAATATAAAACAGATAAATGAGTTAGATATTACAAATCCGGATTTAGTTGGAAAATATTCTGATGCAGGAAAAGAAATGCAACTTAAAAAACTTGGTTATAACTATGATCAATCTATCAATAATTTGATAGAATCAGAATTAAAATTAGCTAGAGATGTTTTAGTAGATGGAAGAGTTTTAAGAAAACCAAACGAAATAATTGAAAGCATAAGAAAAGGAGAAAACTACGTCCCTGATTTTTATTCTAAAGATGCAAAACCAGGAAAAGGTTTTGAAAAAGTAATCCCAGATTTAACTCCTAAAAAAGCAAACATATTAAGTGCGTTTTGTAATAGACAAGGATTACAATCAGGTACAGGTAGTTTAGCTTGTTCAATGGAAGAAATACAAACGAATATGCAGAAACAAATAGATCAAGCTGCTAAAGTTTCTAAAGATGGTAAGATACCTAAGAATTTTGGAAAGCTAAAAGGTTTTGCAAAAACATTTTTTGGTGATGTAGCTATACCATTAGAATATATGTTTGCTGCCCCGTATTTGGCAGCAGGAGATATTGAAGGAGCTAAAAGAGCAACTACCGCCGGTTTGTTTGGATATGGTAAAGTTGATCTTGATAAATTACCTGCAGGCGAAGGACAAAGATTTCTTAAACATATAAATGCATTAAATAGTTATATGGATAATTATCAAACAAAAACAATAGCTGAAAATGATTTAGAAAAATCAAAAGAATCAGGAACAACTGAAGGTCGTTTTATGATTACGGATAGAATAGCACAAGCACAAACAAACATGGATAATATTGCTAAAGATTATGCAAATTACGGTTATGAAGGACAAAAAGGACTTCTTCAAGGTAAGGTTGAAGCACAAAAATTAATTCGTGATCAAGTACAATCTGACTATAATAAAAAAATAAATAAATCTTTAAACACAGAATTTTTTAAAGACTCTGATAAAGAATTATTAGAAGCTAATATAAGATATGGAGACAAAGAAAATGATCCTAACCAAGTTACACCAATTACTAATTTAGAATCTTATATTAAAAATAAAGGTGAAGCTACAGCAGGTAATACAAATTTATTTTTTGATGTAAAACCTTACACATTAAATAGAGCAGAAGCCTATGGTGTTCCAGATATTTTTGATCAATACGCTGGCGGATATGCTGGAGTTGAAACACCTGGATTTATAAGAAACACAGGTGAAGTTGATATGGGTACAAAAAGTGTAATGGATGCTTATTCATCGCTTCCTATAAATATGGCTAGTCAATTAGCTGCGTTAGAAAAAAAACAATTTGAAGAAGGTATGATTAAAAAAGACTTACAACAAAGATTAGCAGGTGGTGGTATAGCTAAATTAGCTGGCGTATCATCTGGTACAGCACCAGTAAGAGGACCAAATCCACAAGGGTTGCTATCCCTTAAAAACCGTGTTAGAAACTACTAGGAGTAATATATGGCAGAAATAGACAAAGGGCTCCCGAACACTAGAAACAAACTTGAGATTCCTTCAGAAGAAGAAATACAAGATGTTGCTGTTCAGGAACCAGTAGAAGAAAAAGGACCAATCGAAGTTATCCCAGAAGAAGACGGTGGTGTAACTT